CGACTTCGAGCGCGAACTACGTGCTGTTCTCGATGAGGCCGAGCGAATCCTCGGGCCGGAACTCGCGGCGGAGCTGGAACCGGCGACCCGCCGGTACCTCGAACGCGCCTTCAAGGCCGGCCAGGCGGTGCGCGGCGTGGGACGCGCCGTCCAGACGCTCTTCGACAAGCCACGGCAGGAGGCCGTGGACTGGCTCGTCCGGCACGACCGCTTCTGGATCGGGAAGGTCTTCCCCGAGCAGGTCCGCGACAGCTTCCGCGACGCCATCGTCCAGGGACTGGACGAGGGACTCGGGCGCAAGGCCATCGGGAGGAGGCTTCGGGACCTCATGGTCGGGACCGAGGAGGTCCCCGGGAAAGTCGAGCTCTACAACCGCGTCGCGGCGGCGAGCGTCAACCGCGCCAGCAACTGGGGCGGGATGTTCTCGCTCGAGGAGGCCGGCGTCGAGGAGTACGAGTTCCGCGCGGTGATGGACCAGCGCACCTCGCGGATCTGCCGGGAGCTCAACGGCCGCGTCTTCTCCGTCCCCCGCGTGATGAACGTCGTCCGGCAGGCGTTGGACGGACCCCCGAGCGCCATCGAGAGCATCGCGCCGTGGCCCACCTTCGACGCGGACCGAAACGACTTCTTCATCCAGACGGGCGACCGGCGCTCCTACCTGGGAGGCCAGTCCGAGGAGTGGCTCGCGGATCACGGGGTGGCGCTCCCGCCTCTCCACGGCAACTGCCGCTCCGTGATCGTGCTTCGGAGGTGAGGGCGTGGAGATCAAGAAGCTCGACAAGGACCGCGACGTGCGGGAGATGCCTCCCGAGGCGCTCTGGTACGACGACGCGATCCTCCACTACCGCTACCAGCGCCTCAAGGCCGGGACGGAGCAGTACGAGGGCTGGTCCGCCGAGGACTTCGTGAACCTCCACGCGCGGATCGTGCGCGAGCTCCGTCGCCGGGGCCTCGCTCACCTCGACCGCGACGACGAGCTCGACCGGGACACGAAGCCGTTCCTCAAGGAGTTCGCCGAGGTGCGGCCCTCCGGGAACCGGATGGGCGAGCCGATCGCGCTGGGCGACGTTCTCCCGCACCTCAAGAGCTTCAAGCTCCGGCAGCCCTACGCCTACCTGGTCGGGGGGCTCGCGATCCACGGCCGCACCGAGGGGGACGTTGACATCCTGATCAAGGACTCGCCGGCGCTGCCGTCCGAGTTCCGGCACGTCCTCGAATGGCGCATTCTGCGCAGCCTCCCCGAGAATCTCTGGCAGCGGGTCCAGTTCCACTACGACCACTTCCACGGCCCCTTCACGGACAACGTCCCGCTCTTCGATCTCACCGTCGAGCGCGTGAACCAGGAGAACCGCGTCTTCCGCATGGACGCCGGAGCGCAGGACCTCGCAAAGGGCGAGCCTCACGAGGATCTCCTGGCCTTCCTCGCCTGGGCCGAGACCCGCGAGAAGCAGGCTCCCCGGGCCGGAACGCCCGAGATCGCCCGCCAGGCGGAGGCCTCTCGCGCCGAGGACCGCGTCGCCCTCCTCCGATTCTTTGTCCCCATGAAGCCCACCAAGGGGGCCTTTCCCGAACAGAGGCAGTCTATCCAGGCGTTCCTGGGGCTGTTCTCGGAGGAGGACTTCCCGATCCACTCGACGAAGAAGTACGACGGCGCGAACTACGAGATCCACAAATCGGGCGGCCGGGTGGCGCTCCTCTCCGAGGATGGCGAGGAGAACACCGCGCGGTTCCCCGGGATCGCGGCGGCCGTCCGGGGCCTGCCTTGGAAGGACCTGGTGATGCTGGCCGAGATCGAGATGTGGGAGGACGGGAAGCACCTGCCGCGCGAGGCGGTGACGGGGTACGTCCACGCCAAGGGCGAGCCGGACGACGCCGCGCTCGTCGCCAACGTCTACGACGTGGTTTACGCCTCGGGAGGACTCGAAACGCCGGGCCTCGACGTGAACGCGGGCGACATCCACCTCCGGCCCTTCGCGGAGCGCGAGAGATACCTCGGGGCGCTAGGCATCGACCAGGCGACGTTCGAGGTGCCCGACCTCGAGAGGAAGCTCAACCGCGCGCCGTCCCTGATTTCCCGCAACATCGAGGAACTTCGCGCCCACACGGAGGAGCTGGCGGCGAAGCCCGGCTCCGAGGGGAACGTCGCCAAGCGGGCGAACGGCGTCTACTCGCTCACCGGGCGGGACCCCTCGCAGATCAAGTTTCACAACTCGGCCGTGCTGGCCGGGATCGTCCTCGAGCGGATCGAGACGAAGGTCGCCGGCACGTTCAACTACCGCTACGGCGTCCTCCCGGGCGACGACGAGATCCACGTCGAGAGCGCGGTCCAGCTCGGCGGCACGTCTTACCTCGAGGTCGGGAAGACCTTCAGCACGGCGCGCAAGGCCGAGCCCGGCCAGGTCATCGAGGTCGAGTTCGAGACGCTGAACCTCGTCCGCTACCCGGACGGCACGGTCACGCTCTCCGCCTGGGCCCCCCGCGTGATGGGAGTCCTCGAGGACCGCAAGGACCCCGACACCGTAGACGCGGCGGTCGAGGCGGCCGAGAAGGGACGGGTCTTCCAGGAGAAGGAGATCACGCCCGAGGGCGAGACGCTCTACCTCGCGGCCGATGTGGCGGGCGACGACCCGTTCGAGAAAGCCAACTACGTCGGCAACAAGCGCCGCCTGGCCAAGTACATCGTCGGCAAGTTCCCCGAGGACGGGAAGACCGCGTTCGACCCGATGTGCGGCTGCTCGGCGGTCCTCATCGAGGCCGCGCGGCGCGGCTACCGCGTCAAGGGGAACGACCTCTCCATCGTGCCCTACTGGTACTCGAAGGGCGTCTTCGAGGGGAAGCCGCTCTCCGAGGAGGACGTCCAGAAGCTGGTGGAGGCGCCGCTCCACGAGGGGTGGCTCACCCGGGAGTGGGAGGGGGTCTACCCGCGGCCCCGGCCGATCCGCCGGTATCTCGACGGCCTGGCCAAGCGCGCGCGGGAGTGGTCCGGCCCCAAGGGCTGGGCGGCCAAGGCGGTCGCGAGCCGCGTGCTCCAGACCCTCTACTCCGACTCGATCTCCGGCTACTCGACCCGCCGCTACGAGTCGCTCGCCAAGGTGCGCGGCGTCGTGGCCCGCGCCGCCAAGGAGGTGAACGGCTACGCCGCCGAGGTCTCGGGCAAGGGGGAGATCACCAACGAGAACGCCAAGCGCATGCGCTTTCCCCGCGCCGACGTCATCTACTTCGACCCGCCCTTCTTCAAGCGGGACAAGGGCTACGTCCACTACTTCGAGACCTACAAGATCATGAACTCGATCCTCCTGGGCCGCGCCTGGGAGGAGGAGAACCTCGGGCCCGAGGACATCCCGCCGATCCTCGAGCGGCTCTGCAAGGCCTGCAAGCACATCTTCATCTCGACGAGCTCCAACGAGACCGTCCCCTACGCGCGCGAGCTCGCTCGACACAAGCGCGCGATGAACCGCTACCGCGTGGCCTACACCCAGACGAGCGGCTTCGGTTCGCGCGACGCCCGCCAGCGCGAGCACCTCTACGTCGCCAAGGCGGACGGCGCCGCGCTCGCCAAGCAGGCCGACCCCTTCATGCGCCTGCCCGCGGAGGACGAGCCGCACCGCTACGTGGTCCAGGAGCACTGGCGCGGCAAGTCGGTCCACGCCGACTTCCGCATCGAGAGCGTCGGGAACGATGCCCTGATCGGCTGGACGCTGAACGTCCTCATCGCCGGCGCGATCAAGGACTCGGTCGAGACGCTCGCGCAGGCGAAGGCCCTCAAGCCCGCCGACTACTCGAAGATCGACTGGGAGACGGGCGAGTTCAAGAAGCGTCGCAAGGAGGGCGCGGAGGCGCTCGTCGACGTCGAGATCGTGGCCGAGCGAAAGGCGGTCGAGCCGCACGCCTGGCTCACCGTCGAGGGCGAGGTCAAGCCCGGCGAGGTCGGAGCCACGGCGAACTTCCCCGGCGTCTTCCGCATCGTCGACAAGGGCGCGTGCGACTACGGCGCGCAGAAGCCCTGGTTCCACGAGTACTTCCCGCGGTCCGACCGCGACAAGGGCGGCTTCCGCTACCGGCTCATCTTCCGGCAGCTGCGCGTGGCGGACATCCAAGAGGAGAACCGCGGGAAGGCCCTCGCGCCGGATCTCGTCGCCCGCTACCTGGAGCGCGACGCGGACCTCGCGCGCGAGGACTGGGACGCGGGCTACTGGGAGTTCCTCAAGGCCGAGGCCGTGATCCCGGCGGCCGAGACGAAGTTCCGCGAGGAGGCGGCCTGGCTCCTCATCAAGCCCATCGACCAGACGCCCTACGTGCTCTCCGACCGAGCGGTCGAGGACGGCTGGGTCCCGCCCGCCGGTTTCTCCGCGCTGCCCAGGGCGATCCGCGAGAAGGTCCCGGCCGCCTACCGCTACTGGCAGATGGAGCGCGACACGGAGCGGCGCGAGATGCGCGACGCGCTCGCCGCCGCGCTTGAAGAGGGCGAGGTCGCGCTTCCCGGCTTCGAGAAGGCCGAGGAGTTCGAGAAGCGCAAGCTCGTCCCCTTCAACCAGTGGGGCGGGTCGGCGAAGTACGCCGCGTCGCTTTCCAAGAAGTTGCCCGAGCACAAGCGGTACGTCGAACCCTTCTGCGGGAGCGCGGCGCTCTTCTTCGCCAAGGAACCCGCCGAGGAGTCGGTCCTCTCGGACGCGGACCCCGAGGTGGTCTTCGCGCTCAAGTACATCCAGCGCCTGACGCCGCAGCGGATCGAGGCCTTGAAACGCCTGCCGTGGACGGTCTCGCGCGCCGGCTACAAGCGCGCCAAGGAGTGCGAGCCCAAGAGCGACAGCGAGCGGTTCTGGCGGCTCGCCTACGGGCGGCTCTGCGCCTGGGGCGGGCGGCCGCAGATGAGCGGCTACTCCACCATCCACGAGGGGCAGAGCTACGACCTCGAGGAGCTCTGGCGCTTCCACGAGAAGCTCAAGGGCGCGCGGATCGCCTGCAAGGACTGGAAGGAGACGATCCGCGACTGCGACGGCGCGGGCGCGCTCTTCTTCCTCGACCCGCCCTACGTGGGCGAGTGGGGGACGGACGAGGGCATCCCGCCGGAAGACATCGCCCAGGCGGCCGCCAAGCTCAAGGGCGAGTTCCTCATCGCCTACACGGACTCGGCGCGCGCGCGCCGGGCGTTCGCGCGCGTGGGGCGGCTCTTCAAGATGAAGTTCCTCGAGGCCCGCAACCGCGGCCTCTGGGCCAAGCGCAACCGCCTCTTCGTGGCCTCGTTCGACGTGAAGAAATCGGACGACCTCGAGTGGATCGAAGCGGCCGAAGGCGCGGCGCGCTTCGTCCTCCAGTACCACTACTTCCGCAAGCGCGGCGAGAAGCCCATCCGGTCCGGCCCCACGACATGGCACTACGACCTTCGGATCGACGCCGGCGAGAAGACGCTCCGCCACTGGGTGCTCGACCAAGACCTGACGCGCGCGGACGAGACGGTCGGCTACTTCAAGCGCGACCCCGACAAGCGCGCGCTCGAGGCCGAGGGCTTCTTCCCGCCCGGCTCGTTCATGAACCCGACGAAGGACACGCCCTCGTTCGTCGAGATCGTGGACCAGGGCGAGTGCCGCATCCTGGTCGACGAGCCGGGGCTCCTCAAGGTCACGTTCGAGGGCGAGACGCTCCGGGGCACGTGGCTCCTCGAGCAGAAGAACTCCAACTGGCACGTCCGCCGGGTCCAGGAGGCTCCGCCGGCGGAGAAGCAGGAGGTGCTCGCGTGCTCCCGGTGAACTTCGAGTGCCCGTTCGACATCACCAAGGCCTACGAGGAGGAGGGCCGCTGGATCGTCGAGGGCTACGCCGCGACCTCCGACTTCGACATGCAGGAGGACATCATCACCGAGGAGGCGATCCGCGCCTCGGCGAGGGACCTCCTGGAGAACTCGACGGTCCTCCACAACCACAACCCGGACGAGGCCATCGGCAAGGTGCTCTCGTCCGGCGCGCGGCCGGACGGCCTCTTCCTCAAGATCCTGATCTCGAAGACGCGCCCCGACATCTGGCAGCAGGTCCGCGAGGGCGTGCTCAACAAGTTCAGCGTGCGCGGAAAGATCCTCGAGGCGCGCAAGGAATGGGTCGACCGGCTCAAGAAGTACGCGCGGCTCATCCTCAAGATGCGCCTCGTCGAGGTCTCCCTCGTGGCCGTCCCCGCCAACCCGAAGGCGCGCGCGATCCGCTGGTACGTCGAGAAGGCGCTCGAGGCCTTCGAGACGGCCGGCGGCAGGATCGAATCAACGAAAGGAGATACGGAAATGAAAGACGACGTCGTGGTCGAGGAGGAGCTCCTGGAAGGCACGGGCGAACTCCGCAAGGACGCCCAGCTGCCGAAGGGATTTCCCCCTCCCGAGATCCTGGAGCAGGAATGGACCGCTCACGCCGCGAAGGCCGGTCTCGCCGGCAAGGGCGAGGAGGCCGTCGCGGCGGCGTGGGTCGAGTTCTGCAAGGAGCAGCACTACCCCTATCCGTATCCCTACCCCTACCCGCGGCCGGGCATGGGCTTCGGATCGAGCACGGCCGCGATCCTCGAGCTCATCGACCAGCTGATCGGCGGCGAGAAGGACGAGGAGCGCAAGCGCCTCCTCACGCGCCTGCGCGCGCTCGTCACCGGGTCGAGCTATCCCGCTCCCGCGCGCAAGGAGGACTCCGCCACGGCGCAGGCGGATCCGAACGTGGAGAAGGCCGGCCGGAAGATCTCCACCGAGCGGCTCGCGCGGCTCAAGAAGCTCCTCGAGGAGCTCAAGGGCTTCATCGACGAGGTGGAAGTCCCCCCCGGCCCCGAGAAGAAGGCCGCCGAGGGCGCGAGTCCCCCGGACAAGCTCGCCGAGATCGAGGGCACCGTGGCGCGGATCGCCAGGACCCTCGGAATCGAGAAGGACGCGGGCAAGGACAAGAAGCCGGGCCTCCCCGAGATGGTGGAGAGCCTGGCCAAGCGCCTCGAGGCCCTGGAGAAGGCCCCGGGCGCGCGGACGTCCCTGGACGGACAGGAGGTCCTCGCCGGCGAGCGGAGCTCCAAGTCGGTCTGGAAGGGACTCATCTAACCCATGGAAACCGAAAGGAGGCCTCAAGCCATGAACCAGAGCGAACTCTTGCAGAAGGCGCTCGAGACGGCGGACCTGATCGCGGGAGGCGGCGAGCTCAACCCGGAGCAGTCGGAGAAGTTCATCACGTATCTCCACGACCTCTCCGTGATGGCCAAGGACGCCCGCCTCATCCCGATGAAGGCGAAGAAGCGCGAGATCAACAAGATCGGCATCGGCCAGCGGGCGAGCGTCCCGGCGGCCGAGGGCGTCGACCCCGCAGTGCGGCAGAAGCCCACCTTCTCGAAGACGGTCCTCGACACGGTCGAGATCATGACGCCGTTCGAGATCACCTACGACGTCTTCGAGGACAACATCGAGGGCGACAACCTCGAGGACTCGATCATCAAGCTCTTCGCCACGCAGGTCGCCATGGACCACGAGGAGCTCTACATCATGGGCGACACCGCCTCGCCCGACACGTTCCTCGCGCTCACGGACGGCTGGCGCAAACTCGCCCTCACCGGCGGCCACGTCTACGACCACCAGGGCGGCGGGATCGTGGTCGACATCCTGGGCAAGCTCCTCGACCTCATGCCGGAGAAGTACCTGCGGGACTACGCGGACCTCCGGTACTACGTGAGCCCGAAGTTCGAGCACGCCTACAAGAAGATCCTGGGCCAGCGGCCGACGCCGGCGGGCGACAAGTTCCTGCTGACGGAGACGCCCGCGACCTACGCGGGCATCCCGCTCACGCGGGTGCCGATGATCCCCTCAAACCTCGCGGCGACCATCGGCGGGACGAACTTCACGGACCTCACGTTCGTGATCCTGACCCTCACCAAGAACCTCGTCGTCGGCATCCACCGGCAGATGAGCCTGGAGCGGGACAAGAACATCTTCGCCCGCATGCGCCAGTACGCCTTCACGAGCCGCGTGGACGCGACCTACGAGGAGGTCGACGCGGTTTCGATCGCCACGAACATCTCGGTCGGCTCGTAAGGGGGGGCGTGACGCATGACGGACGACGCCGACAAGGAAGCGGTCCGGCCGGAGCCGGCTGAGGAGAAACCGAAGGCCAAGGCGCGCCGTCGGGTGCGCTGCCCGGTCTGCGCCGGCCACGGCGAACCGCTGGAGGCCGACGGCGAAGTCGTCCGGTGCGGCGAGTGCCAGATCCTCTTCCGCAACCCGAGGCCTTCCATCGGAGAGATCCTCGCCCGGCGCGATGCCCGGTTCGCCGGGGCGCTCACGCGGAACCACGCCGCCGCGATCCGCGAGGCGGCCCGCGCGGCCGTGGAGGCGATGCGCGGATACCACCGTCTGACGTCCGGGAAGGACGCCCCGCTCAACGCCTTCGGAAAGCGCGTGCTCGACATCGGGTGCGGCCTCGGCTTCCGCCTCCGCGAGTTCGAGAAGTACGGGTGGACGTCTACGGGTCTTGAGCCGAGCGCGAACGCCGCCGCCTACACCCAGGCCGTCGCGCTCCATGTGGTGCGCGCGGACCTCGAGGCGCTGCCCCCGGGACCGTTCGACTTCGTGCTCCTGGAGGGCGCGCTGGAGGAGATCGCCGATCCCGCCAAGGCGGTCGGACGACTCAAGGAGGTCCTCTCCCCGCGCGGCGTGGCCTACGCCGGCGTCCGGGTCGCGGACGGCGCCCTCGGCGATTCTCAGCTCTACGCCTTCGGCGAGGACGGCCTGCGCCGCCTCTTCATGTCGTCGGGGTTCGCCGAGCCCGAGGTCCGCCAGGAAGACGGCTTCCTCCGCATGTGGTTCCGGAGGAAGGAGGCGCGCTGATGGCGAGAGTCTCCCCCGAGGACCTGATCCAGCTCATCTACGACGAGGTCAACAAGGCGATCCGGACGACCGCCGCCGTGGTCTTCCAGGGCGAGATCAACCTGGGCGCGGTCCAGATCAAGGACCCGGACTCGGAGCGGCGCGTCCGCGTCAAGCACGACGGGACCGACAACGCGGCGGTGGTGACGGCCAACGTCCTGCCGCTGCCTGCGGGCGCGGCGAGCGAGGCGAAGCAGGATGCCCTCCTCGCCAAGGACTTCGCCACGAACGCGGCGCTCCTTCAGATCCTCGCCAAGCTCGCGTCGGTGGGCCTCGACGCAACGACGCTCGCGGCGCTCGAAGAAGTGGCGGTCAAGAACTTCCCCGGCGACTACCCAGACGCGACGACGGCGGCCCGCCTCCAGCAGATCCTGAACCTCGGGCCCGCGAAGGACGCGACGCTCCTCTCCATCCTGGCGAAGCTCGCCGACGTGGAACTCGATCCCGACGTCGTCGCCAACCTGAAACAGGTCGCCGTCACCAACCTGCCGCCGGACTACCCCGACGCCGGTGCGCACGCCCGACTCGACGCCTTGAACGGCAAGGACTTCGCCACGCAGGCCACGCTCACGGCGGTCCTGGCCAAGCTCGCGTCCGTTGGCCTCGACGCTCCGACCCTGGCCGCGCTCGAATCGGTGAGCGTCCAGAACTTCCCGGCCGACTTCCCGGACGGCGGGACGCAGGCGCGCCTGGACACCCTTAACGGGAAGGACTTCGCCAAGGAGGCGACGCTCCTGGCGGTCTTGGCGAAGCTCATCCCGGACCCGGCCACGGCCCCCCGGCAGGACGCGATGATCGGCCTCCTGGGCGGGGGCCCGCGGGAACATCGCGAGCTCACGGTTTCCACGACCTACAACGCGGCGGCCAACAAGGCCGCGTTCACCACCGGGAAGA